ACGCCGACGTATCCGTTCATCAAGAACATCTCGATGGACGGATACGTCGGCGTTTCCCCGATCGCCATCGCGCAGGACGTGATCGGCCTCGCGCTCGCGACGCAGCAACACGGCGGCATCCTTTTCCGCCAAGGGGGACAGGTCTCCGGGGTGATCAGCCATCCGGGCGTTGTCTCGAAGGAAGCCGGAGACCGGATCGCGAACTCCTGGCGCGAGACCCACGCCGGCGTGCAGAACGCCCACAAGGTCGCGATCCTCGAAGAAGGCATGAGCTTCGCGAAGGTCGCGATCACGAACGAGGAAGCGCAATTCCTCGAAACTCGTCGTTTCCAAGTGATCGACATTTGTCGCCTCTACGGCGTCCCGCCGCATCGCCTGGGCGAACTCGACAAAGCGACCTTGAACAACATCGAACAGCAGAATCAGCAATATCTCGACAGCGCGCTCCGCCCGACCGTCCGCTCGATCGAGCAACTGTTCGACCATCATCTTCTGTTCGACGACGAGCGCTCGATCTTGGATTGCAAGTTCGACTTCGACGACATGACGCGCGGCGATCAAAAGACGCGCTTCGAGGCATATCAGATCGGCACCCTCAATGGCTGGATGAACCGGAACGAGGTCCGCGCCCGCGAGAACATGGACCCGATCACGGACGGGACCGGCGACGAGTATCGCGTCCCGCTGAATACCGCCGTTCCCTCCGACAACCTCGCACAGACCACGACCGCGCCAGCCGAGTCCGCGAACGCGCCCTCCGCCGCTCCGACGAAACCGGAACCGGGACCGACCGATGCAAATAGTTAGCGCCACGCGATTCAAAACGATCAACCGGGGCCGCAACGTGACCCGCGCAGCGGTCGGCGTCCGGAAGCAGATCATCGCGCCAGCCGGACAGGTCGGCGGAGACCTCCGCGCGCTCCGCTTCACGATCTCGACCGAAAGCGTCGACCGTGAACAGGACCGGATCGCGCTGGCCGGTTGGGACCTCGCGAACTTCCGCCGCAACCCCGTGGTGCTATGGGGACACGACGCGTCGCGCCTTCCGATCGGACGCGCGCTCGATCTCCGGATCGAGGACGGCGGACTGAAAGCGACCGTCGAGTTCATCCCGGAGGACACCCCGGAAGGCGGCCAGTTCGCCGAGTCGGTTTATCGCCTCGCGCGCCAGGGCTTCATCGCCGCGACGAGCGTCGGGTTCCGCCCGATCAAGTGGGACTATACGAACGACCAGTCGCGCGGAGCCGACGACTGGTTCCCTGGTATCGACTTCGAGGAACAGGAACTCGTCGAGCTTTCCGTCGTCACCGTTCCCGCCAACCCGGAAGCGCTCGCGGACCCGCCAGGACCCGGCGAAGGGACCGCGATCGCCGCCGACACTCCGCCCGTCACGGGCGAGGAACTGACCGCCCTCAATGAAGAACAAACAAGAGCGCGAGCGCGCCGCAGGCGAATGCTCCAACTGGCACTGGCAATGCAGGATGCTTAATCTCTGGAAGCCCATACCAGGGTTCGCCGGATATGAAGCAAGCGACAGCGGACAGGTGCGCAATGCGCAGTCTGGCCGCGTCCTGACCGTCAACAAATTTGGTAAGTCCCAACTTTGGATTGGCGGTCGGAATGTGTCTATCAGAACCGGACGATTGATCTTGCTGGCGTTCAAGGGGCCGTCGCCTAACCCGGAACATAGCCTTGCCCGCCATCTTGACGACGACCTGTTCAACAATCGCCCGGACAATCTCGCGTGGGGCAGCGTCGCGGATAACACGCAAGACGCATTACGGAATGGGACCGACTTCGGTGCGTGGCTACGTGGCCGCAAGCAGTCGTTGGTAACGATCCGCAAGCGCGCGCTGGCGAACAGCAAGTCGCGCGGGCCTTACAGGACATACAAGGGAGGGCCAATCCTTGCCAATCCCAAGTCCGAACGAAGGCGAGAGCGAGAGCGACTTCATTGGTAGGTGCATTTCCGAAATTGCTAACGAATACGACGACCCGGATCAACGCGCGGCGGTCTGTTACTCGCAGTGGAGCGAACGCGCCGCACAGGTGGAGCATCAAACCATGTCGACCATGTCTGAGAAGCATCGCGAACTGAAGCGCGAGCGCGCGAAGATCGTCGAGAAGATGACGACGATCGTCAAAGAAGACGACGGCGACGAGCCGCTGTCCGCCGAACAATCGACGACGTTCGATCAACTCGCTTCCGCGCTCGCCGCGATCGACCAGCGCTTGCAGCGTGTTGCCGCCGCCATGCAGGCCGCCGCCGAAGGCGCACAGGACGCGAACGGCGAGGACGACGAGGACAACGGAAACGGAGACAAGGGGCTGGATCGCCGGAGCGATAGCTTCCGCGTCGGCGGGGGCGCAAAGGCGCCAGCGCGCGCGAGGCGCGATCCGGACGCCGGACTGAAAGAGAAGCGGGGGATCAGGGCGACGCGCTACGTCCTCGGCCTCCTGCACGCCCGGTATAACAAGGTCTCGATGGAGAAGGCAGCGGAGTTCATCTCGACCCGCTTCGGCGACGACCTAGTCGCCCGCGCGCTGGTGAGCAACGTCACCGGAGAGGGCGGCGCGCTGATCCCGCAGGATTTCATGGCCGACCTGATCGAGCTGCTCCGTGCCTCGACCGCCGTCCGGGGTGGGAACCCGATGGAAGTCGGGATGCCGATGGGCAACTTGACGATCCCGCGCCTCGCTGGCGGAGCGACCGCTGCCTACCAGAACGAGACCGACGACATCGCGATCTCACAAGAACGCTTCGACGACGTGAACTTCGTCGCGAAGAAGCTCACGGCGATGGTGCCCGTCTCGAACGACCTGATCCGCCGCGCGCCGATCGGCGTCGAGGAAGTCGTCCGCGACGACCTCGTTCAGACCATCGCCCGCCGCGAGGACCTCGCCTTCCTCCGGGGTGACGGAACCGACAAGGGTCCGATCGGAATGCGCCATCTGGTGCTGCCCGCGAACCTGATCACCGTCGCCGCCATGCCCGCGACCCCGGCAGCCGGAGACCAACTGACGGCCATCCTCTCAGGGGCGTCAGCGGCCATCCTGGCCTTGCAGAATGGCATGTCTCGGATGATCCGCCCGACTTGGATCATGGCTCCGACGATCGCCCGCTTCATCGCGACCGCGCGCGATCAGGTCGGCGGTTTTTACTTCAAGGACGAGGTCGAGGCCGGACGCTTCGAGGGGTATCCGATCCGCCTAACGCAACAGGTTCCGACTAACCTCGTCATGACGACCTTCACGAAGGCGTCGGAGGTCTACTTCGTCGACATGGCCGACTTTGTGATCGCGGACACATACAACGTCGTCGTCGATGCCTCGGACGTCGCGGCCTACAATGACGGGGTCTCGATGGTCTCGGCTTTCCAGCGCGATCAGTCGTTGTTCCGCGTGATCGCGGAGCATGACTGCAACATGCGGCACCTTCAGTCCCTCGTCGTCTTGTTGACGCAGGACTGGGCCTTCTCCGGGGTTCCAGGCTCGCCTGGGGCGCCTTACTCGACGCAACCGCTCAATCCTACGTGGTCGCAGGCCGCCGCCATCAGGCCCGCTCTGGCGACCGGGGCGAACGCGCCGCCGCCGCTGACCGATCCGATCTAACAGGGAGACGCACAATGTCGGTGGAAGGCATCCCGGAACGGGATCAAGTGGTGACGTTCAATCAACACTTTGCCAGCTATAACGCCGGAGAGTCCGCCGCCTTTACCGTCGAGGAAGCGCAACGCCTCGCCGATCTAGGCGTGACCGGGGCTGGGCCGCCACCGACCGACGCGCCCGCGAACGTCGCCGTCCCGCACGTTTCGCAGGCCGGGGCTGTTCTCACTTGCACGATGGGCGAATGGGACGGCACGCCGACCGCCTACGCCTACCAGTGGCAGCTAGACGGCGCGGACGTCGGCACCAACGACCCGACCTATGACGTCCTGGCTCCCGCCGTCGGCCACTCCGCGACGTGCATCGTCACCGCGACGAACGCGATCGGCTCGACGACCGCGCCACCGTCGAACGCGGTCGTCGTCGCTTAAAGGAACCTCACATGAGCGAAGTCGTCACAGGGACAAAGGTGCGGATGCGTATCGTGAAGCGCTTCTCGCATTACAACGCGGGAGACCTGATCGCGGTCGAGTTTTATGCAGCGCGCGAACTCGCCGCCAAGAGACTGGCGCAGCCCCTCGATCTGTTGGTGCCGATGCCAGTCGCCGCAGCGGAGCCGGACGGGTCCCTCCCCCCTTCCTCCGGTCCGCTGCGGCAGCCTGGGGGCGTGGTGAGGAAGTAACAGCGTGTATGCCGCGCTTCGCGTGATCACGCCGCCCGCGACCGAACCGATCACGATCGACCTCGCGCGCCAGCATTGCCGGATCGACTCGGACTATGACGACACTCTTGTCGCGATGTATGTGACCAGCGCGCGCTTGTGGGCGGAAGCGTTCCTGAACCGCGCGCTGTTCACGCAAAAGCTGCAATTCGCCGTGACCTGGGCGCCGCCGCCGACCGCGACGCCGCTCGTCCCGCAATCGCTGATCGTGTTTCCGCTGAACTGGCCGCCGCTCGTGAAGCGACCGATCGAGCTTCCGCGCGCGCCCGCGCAATCCGTCGAGCAAATCACCTGGGGGCCGCTCGGGGACATGCAGATCGCGGACCCGACCGACTATGATCTGAACCTCATGGTCGAGCCGGGGTATGTCTCGGTGAAGCCCGCGCTCCTACCGCGCATCCCGCAACAGTCCATGACGATCGACTATACCGCTGGCTATGACGACGCGGACCCGAACGCCGTCCCGATGCCCATCCGTCATGGGATCCTGCTACTGACCGCGTTCCTTTACGAACAACGCGGCGACGTCGACGGAACGATGCCCGCGTTCGCGCGCAACCTGATGCAGCCCTATCGTTTATGGACGTTCTCCGGATGAGAGGAAGTGAACTGCAACGCCGCCGCTCGTCGGAAGCGTCGACGGTGCATGGCATGTATCGGACGAAGGAATATGCCGTCTGGAACACGATGGTCGAGCGCTGCCGCAATCCGAAGAAGGACTCCTATCGCTACTATGGAGGAAGGGGCATCCGCGTCGCGCCGGAATGGGTCGGACGCGAAGGGTTCACGCGTTTCTGGGCGCATATTGGCTCGACCTATCAGCCGGGGCTGACGCTCGATCGGATCGACAACGATGGCGATTACAAACCCGGCAACGTCAAATGGTCGACGCCGCGCGAGCAAGCGTTGAACCGTCGCCCGCGTGGGAGCGCCTTTGCCGGATAACCCTTCGGGTCAACTGACCGCCTCGACCGGGATCGGAGCGCTTCGCTGGAAGGTGACGCTTTACCGCCGCGATCAGGTGCCAGCCGACGACCTCGCGCTGCAAGAGACATTCGCCCGCGTCGCCTCGGTCAGCGCCGACATTCAACCGACCTACC